GTCATAAAATGTCTACCATTTTCATAACCACGAACCAAGAAGTGGTCTCCGACCATTTGGACATTTGTATAAAATCTTTGAGACATCAGGCAGTTAATTCAAGATACTTTTTAATAATTTCTGGTTTTGGATCTACAATAGTAAGAATACTATCCGAATGAATCATCATTTCTCTTTGCTCTGTAATATCAGGCCAAGGAGTTAGATTACCTCGAATATCGATTTTATAAGGATTAATGAGTTTACAATCTGGTTCTCCAAGTTCGGAACCAATTTCAATAATCTCAGTAACAATTACGTTATCAACTTTCAGTAAAAGACACTTGATCGATTTGTCCATTTAATTTTTCCTCATACATTTCTTTAATAGACTTGACTGGTTCAACAATAGTTACAACCCAATCTGGACGAACTGGAATCTCATTATCACTTGAAAAAAGAATCCAAGAAGAAAATGTTACACTTACTGTACCATCTCCAGGTTCTAATTGTTCTTCTGTCAAAAAGATTGAATTACTGACCTGCATTTTATGCGGATTCGTAAATAAATATCCACATACTTTATCTTCAGAAATCAATTCCTTAATATCGGCAATTACTGATTCTCCAGATTTTAATAGAGCAATTTTTACGGACATTTTTAATTCTTCTCTCAACTTATTATAGCACAAAAAAAGGGGAGGTGCAACTAGATTTTGCCAGTTGCCTCCCTTCGCCTACGATATTCAGTACTATTTAGTCTCCACCAGAATCACCAGAAGACCCTCCGGAACCACTATCAGTATTCAAAGCACAAACTTTCTTTTTTGGTGCCATAGCATATTTTACGGTTCTTCCATAACAATTTTCTTTGGTTGGTAGAGGGGGATTTCCAAAATCTCCAACCTTTTCTATAAATTGTTGAAAAGTTTTCATCACCCAACTAACTTTTTCTTTATTTAGATATTTAGAGGTAGTCTTTACGAGAATGATGTTCCGGAACAATTTTACCTAGTCGAATGGTAAGTAGTCCATCTTCAAAGGTGACTTCTCGGACTTCTGTGTCGTCTGATAAAGTCCACGCTCTCTTGAAACTTCTGCTAGCCAGACCCTTGTGGATAAACGTCCTATCCGATTCTGTATCTGATTTTTGCCCCTCGACAAAAAGTTTTCCATATTCGGTGAAGACATTTACTTCCTCCTTTTTAAATCCGGCAAGAGCAATCTCTAAATGAGATTCTACATTATTTACCTGAATTAGATTGTATGGTGGATAGTTATTTGTAGTTTCGTGAAGATTGAATAGACGGTCAAAATATTCATCCATTCCAATACTATTGCGAGTAATTCTTTCCATTAAGGCAGGAAGATCAGACGCAGTAAACCGTGATGTTGCAAGGTTAGTCATTATTGTATCTCCTTTAAAAGCGAGGTTTGATTGTGTGATCCCTATAAGGCGATCATTAATAATTATAATAGAAAGCATAAAAAAGCGGGTCGTGAAACCCGCTCTTTATCATTCGGTATCCTCTACTTTTTTCTTTTTGGCACCAATGTTATACTTAGTTTCCAAAATCCAATCTCCCTTGTCCTTATAGGCAAGGACTTTAATTTGGTTCAAAGGTGCAATATCTTGAATCTTACTCACATCCACAATAGTAATCAGACCCCAATCAGCAAGAAGTTGTGCAATACGATTACGACGCTGAACATCATTTACGGTTAGATTAGCGTGTTTGCCATCCAGTGCGAAAAGTTCTTTAAAATGCACAAGGAAATAACGACCTTGTTTATGAAGAATATGACAAGACTGATAGATTTTCTTTTCCTTTCTTGAAGCAACTCCGATACGGGTCAAAGTCTCACGAACCTTTAAAAAGTCATCAGGTTCATTAAGAATCACTTCCACCATTTGATCGGGCGTCCACTTTACTTCAGGTTCTTGAACGACACTCATTTTGTTCCTCCAGTTTCAAATTTCGATTTTATAAAAGTAAGTTGTTCTTTTGTAAGAATCCTCAAAGCCTGTTTTGCCTTTTCATTACTATAACCATAGTAACGTTTAACATAATCAAGATCTTTGATTGTATCTTTACGGAGCCAGGGAGAATATCTCTTCTTTTTCCTCAGACTATTTATAAAAAAGTCATATTGCATCTTTTTCGGGAGGAATGAATACATATTCATTTCATTAGCAAACATAATACAATCAATTTCCCCAGAAAGACACCGATTGATAATATATGAATTGTATTCTTTCTCTAAAGATGGATCCTCATCAATTAGATTTTTCTTCGTTTGATTGATTGAATTTAACCAATCTTTAAGTTCAGTCATCAATCAAACCCTCTTTCTTCAATCTATCATAATTATAACATCCATCAAAACTAAATTGTATTTTAGGATCTTTGGTATAATTAAAAAGCAAGAGTTCTTTACGTTGTTTTTGCTCACGCATATATTCACCCACGGAACGCATCGTATAAGTCAAATCAAACTCAGCAGCATTCCATTTTCCACCCAAGAAGCGATCTTTGACAAGTTGATCGGTATTATAACTTACCAACATATCCATATTATTGGAATTGCAATCAGCAGCAAACTTATCGTGATCAAATCTTTTGTGCATTGATCCTTTATTCCCATAGAGATTATCCTTAATATCATAAGGAGGATCAAGATACATAAAAGCACTCTTGTTTCCATCCATCAGATAATCATAGGAGTAATTAGTTATACGCCAATTAGCAATTAACTTTGAATACTCAGGAAGTTTTTCAATACCTCTCAATGAGAAATTGCTATTTGATGCTTGTGGAGAAAAAGAAGAACTTTCGGTAAGACCACTAAAAGAACATTTGTTAACAATATAGAAAGCGACAGCACGATTAAGGTTCGTTTCAGACTCATCATTGATTTGCTCCTTTGATTTTAAGAAAAGTTCTCTTGCCAATTCTGGCGTACAATATGCTAACTTCAGTCCACTAAGTTCATTCTTCAAATCATCTCCAAACATCTGGAGTTGCTGCCAGAAGTTTACCAGAGGTTCATAAAGATCATTTACCCAAATATCTATACTAGGATACTTCTTTGTAATATAAATCGCAACGCTTCCGCCTCCTAAGAAAGGTTCACGGAATTCATCATAATTGCGAAGGTCTGGAAAGTATGGGTCCATTTTAGTGACCGCTCTACTCTTACCACCGGGGTAACGAAGACAGGTTTTAAGAGATTTCATAATCAGGTTTATTATACTTAAGGTATTCAAAAAAAGTAAGTTTCATTTCTTTCTGCGTCATACCACAGTGCTTTGCTGCCTGTGGAAGATTCATTTTAGAATAAAAAAGTGCTTCATTTGCCTCCTTTACATTTTCTGGAGTTGTTTTAATAGATTCTTCTTTTAGATTCTTATATGAGATTTTATATAGATTCATTGGAACTGACACTCACACATAATTTCAGTTAATGCCGCTAGGAGGTTAATCTCCTGGTCTGCACAAAAAGCACTCTGATACTGATACTTAGCAATCACAAGAACGGCAGCAGGGATAGATTGGGGTAGAAGGCAATCGTAACAGGAGTCATAAATCCTGCGAAGTAAACTAGTAGCATCGTTGTCCAAGTTAGAGACCACCCACTTACGTACTTCTGGGAAGTTCTTTTCTTTGAGATATTTGATGAGTTCATTTACAGAGATGTCAGAGAAAGATGCAAGAATTCCAGTGTCAATTTTTCCACCCGTAGCGTACCTTTGACACTCGTTAAGGACCCTACGAAAATCAGGAAAGTGCTTGGATACTAATTCGGCAAGAACTTTTTGATCATACTCAATCCTTTCCGTATCCAAGATCGTTTGGAGACGTTTGAAGAATGCTCCAGCAAGTTGTTGCTTCTGCTTTCCTTTGATCGTGAAGTCAATGACGGCACAACGGGAATGAAGTGGTTCAATAATTTTGTTCTTGTAGTTACAGGTGAAGATGAATCTGCAGTTATTATAAAATGCCTCAATATTCGCCCGTAGTAGGAGTTGAACATCAGAAGTTGTATTGTCTGCTTCGTCCACAATGATGACTTTGTGTTTAGAAGATCCCGTAAGTGAGACAGTAGAAGCAAAGTTCTTTGCTTGGTTCCGAACAGTATCCAGGAAACGTCCTTCGTCGGATCCGTTGATTACAT